TCCGCTGAAATATCCAGCGCCGTCACATCACCGCTGGTTTTCGTGCCGACAAGCACCGTACCAGCCGCCGCAGCGATCATCGTGTTCTCTACCGCTTTCGCCTGAATGGTGATTGAGCCGTCATTTGCAATCTTGGCGTCCCCGCTGGTGGTTTTTGCCGCCGCGGTCGTTCCGTTGCCGATCAGGATTGCGCCGTCTGCCTTCATGTCGAGAGCGACCCCGGCCCCGGATGAATTGCCGATAAAGACACTTCCCTCTGCGAGCGCGATATCGGCGACTGCGAGTATTTTGTCCGCGAGGTCAGCCGTTGCACCCGACTGAAGTTCGATTTCCCCACCACTCTCGATTTCGATTTTTCCGCCATCGGCGACGACGAGGACATCCCCGCCCTGTTTTCTGTAAACCTTCGGTTGATATGTGGTATCTGCCATTTTATAATCCTCCTATCCGGTGGTTGCCCCTCTCCGGCCCGGATAAGACCGGAGAGAGTACCCATTAAAGGGCCGGGGTTATTTACGCGGGCGGAGCATCAAGCAAAGCGCCCTTGATCGTGATGACTGCCTGGGGCAGATCGGGACCGTTGCCGGTTTCGGCCGGGGTGATCTTGACAAACCGCTTTCCGCCGACATAACCGATCTTGGTGATCTGCGGAGTTTCGGCGTTTGCGTCCAGCGTCAGCACAACACCGCTGGAAGGGGTGACACCCTGGACATCGGCGGCGGCTACGTTGGCATAAGATCCAGCAACGCCTGTGCCGTCATCGTCTGCGTGGGTCATGGTAAACGTCCAATAGTTCGACCCGTCGAGCGTTCCCGCCTCAACACCGGTTGAAATCAGGAACACCGCAGAATTGCATCCGGCAAGGTCAACTTCAACTTCAGCCGGTGCGCCGCTGTTAGTGCCGACAACAGGGGCTATCGTCTGTTCAACTTTAATTTTGCTGTAAAGGTCTTTCATATCCTTTGCCTCCTTATGGCATTTTTTGAAAACGGGGCGGTGTTTCACGCCCCGGTTGGTGATTAGCTGGCCGCGATCTTCAGGGCCTTGATTGCCTCGTACATCACGATTCCGCCGCCGACCCGTTTCGTCGTGTAAAACAGAACATAGGGCTTGGAGGTGTAGGGATCACGCAGAACGCGGGTGCCCAGGCGGTCAATGATCAAATACGCCCGCTTGAAATTGGCGTAAAAAATGGGATACTTTTGAGCGCCGATGTCGTCAAGGTTGTCGTCATATTCAACCGGCTTTCCGAGCAACGTGTCGGGCTTGTCTTCGACCAGGCCCGGGCGCCACAGGTAATTCCCCTCGCCGTCCTTGAATTTCCGGATGACCCCGCAGGTGGCGTCGTTCATCAGCCAACAAGCCCCGTTACGGTAAGATGTTTTCAGCGCGTGCTGAAGATCAATCAACTTGTCCATGTTATTCAACTGCGAGGAATGAGCGCTGGCAATGTAGCCGACTTTGCCCCATGCGTAATTCGCGTTGGGGATCATCGAATAAGCGGCAATGCCCTTGGGTTTCTCGACGCCATTGCCGGAAATAAAGGCGTCGCCCTCTTCCTCGTTGAACTCAATGCCGACTTCCTCGGCCAGCCACGCGCCGATATCAACGCGGCTGTCATCAAGAAGAATCTGGGTTGCCGCGGGCATAGCGTAAAGCTCTTTGGTGTTGATGGCGATTTCTTTCAGCGTCGGGGTGTCGGTTTCGGCGCGAGTGCCTTTTTCTGCTACCCAGCCGGACGTTGCCCCGCCCTGGTTGACCAGTTTCTTGTATGTGTCGGTAGAAATGGCCCGCACGGTCGCCAGGCGCCGCATTGCCGAAAGCGTACCCTGTACGCGGTCGATGGCGGTATCGACTTCCTCCGGGACCGTAAATCCGCCGTCCGGATCGGAAAGCGTGGAAGCAGATGCCTGAATATCAACATCCTTTACGGAATCGATATTTCCGCGCATAAGGTGAGTGAACGCCTTTGCCCTGGCAATAACTTCTTTGTCTTTTGCGGTTCCGCCGCCGGGGAACTGGCCGCGAGCAACAGCGGTTTCGATAGCTTCGAGCTGCCGTTTCAAGTCACCCAGCGCCGTCAAGTCGGCGTTGATCTTTTCCACTTTCTCCGCAAGCAGCGGATCGGTGTGACCCTTCTTTTCGATTTCTTTCAGCCGCGCATCGTTTTCAGCCTTGAACTGTTCAAACGCTCTGCCGATGCTCTCAATGGTTTCTTTGAGTTCCATGTTGATTACCCTCCAATTATTTTTAAAAGATTTTGTGCTGCCAAAACGTCTTCCTCAATGCCGTCGGTGTCCTGCGAACGTCCCGCAAGCAGGGCCTTGGCCTCTTTTTTGGAAAGCCCTACATCCCGCAAGGCTTTCTCGATTTCTCTTTCAGTTGGTTTGTGTGATTCAGATTGAAATCCGTCCGGCACGTGCGCGAACATGCTCAAATCGAATTGAGCCTTTGCCGCCTTGCCGTCGATAATGGTATCAACGAAGCCTTTTTCCTTTGCTTCTTTGGCCGTAAACCAGCTTTCGGCTTTCAGCATTTCCCGGATTTCTTTTTTGCCGACGCTGGAATTTGTGGAATAAATGTCAACCATGTTGCCGCTGATCTTTTCGAGGATGTCCGCGATTTCACGCAGGTCATATTGATTGCCCGCCGCAAGCACCCACGGATCATGAATCATGAACATGGCGTTTTGATATGCCTGGACTTCTTTTCCGGCCAACGCGATAAAGGACGCGGCGGACGCGGCAAGCGATTCAATCCGGGTTATGATTTTGGATTTATGGGATTGCAGGGCGTTGAAGATTGCCATTGCATCAAAGACGTCCCCGCCGGGTGAATTGATGCGGACGGTCAAAGTCTTTGTGTTGATCCCGGCCAGCGCCCGGATGATTTCACCGGCGTCATTAAAGGGCCAGCCGATCACGTCATAGATCATCAATTCGGTGTTGTCGTCGGAAAGCGCCTCGATCTTATACCAATCGGCTTTGTCAATCGGCTTATTCCAGTAACGGGCCGTCGCCTCGGCGTTTCTTGGATTTCGGTATTTAAGATTCATTGTCCTCGCCTCCCTTATTTTCACCGCCTTTCTTGTCTTTGCTTATGGTGCTGGTTCGGGTCCGGTATTCATCCCCGCCTTCATAGGGGTTCATGTCTTCCAATTCCCGGACTTCGTTTGGACTCATGGCCTCAATGTTCACCATCCCCATGTAATAGGCCGTCCGCGCCGCCGTATCGCCGCGCAGCAGGCCGCCTGTGCTGAACTTCGCAAAGTAGTTTTTCTTCTGTTCCTCGCTCAACAAATCCCGGTAAATCGCCATTTCGATATTGACGAGCCGGGGCGTAAGGGCATATTTGACGTATTCGAGGTCGAAAGCGTCGGCGCTGGCATACGTCGCCACCTTGTCGCCGGATTGCAGCATGGACAGCGGCAACCCAAAGAACAGATCAACGATTTCTTTTTTCTGGAAGTTCCGGGCCTCTAAGAATTGTGAATCAACCGAGGTCATGGCCATTTTTTGCCAGGTCACGCCCTGTTCAAGCAGCGCCGTCTTGTGTGCGTTTTCAACAGATGAATAAGTCTCGTTGAAATCATCAAGAAACTTCTGAGCCATGTTACGATCTTTGAACGCTCCCGGCATGGTCAGCACGCCGCCGATCATGGTCCCGTGGCCGAATAACTTGGCCCCGTGTTTGACAAGCGCCTGATCCAGACCAATGCTTTCCCGCGCATATTGAATGGGGTTGATTCCCATGAAGCCGTCAAGGACAAGGCCGCGAATGTGCATTATGCGTTCACCGGGGATCGTGTCGGTTGTTGATCCGTCGGGCCGTGATATTTTATAAAACAGACCGTAATCAGGCGCTTGGAGAACCTCTTGAACCCGCCCCATCGGTATAGGAATAAGCTCCTGGACTTCACGCCCCGGCAAACCGCTTTTTAATGCAAAGAAATTCCCTCGAAGATCAAGACAAGCGGAACACATCCCCCAAAATTCGGGAGCGGTCATCCACTGGTTAGGCTGCCGGTGTAAAAGCCTGTAAAGCCTCAAATCTTTGGCTTTGTCTTTCGTGTTGCCTTTTTCGACGTATAAATGGCAGGGCAACTGCGCGATTGAATCAGCC